AAATCTATGTGATTGCAGGTAATGTTGCTACACAAGATGGATATGAGTTTTTAATCGATCATGGTGCAGATGCTGTTCGTGTTGGTATAGGTGGTGGTTCTATTTGTACTACTCGTATTCAAACAGGACATGGTATTCCAACCTTAGCAAGTGTGTTTGATTGTGCTAAATCTACATATGGGAAACCTATTATTGCAGATGGTGGGATTAAGACAACTGGGGATATGGTGAAGTGTTTAGCTGCAGGGGCAGATTTTGTTATGTTAGGTTCATATTTAGCAGGTACAGATGAAGCTCCAGGTAAAGTACATACTGACGAACATGGGAATAAGTATAAGAAGTATGTAGGTATGGCGAGTAAAGAGGCTCAATCTCAATGGAGAGGGACTGTTAGGTCAGTAGAGGGTGTAAGTCATCAAGTGAATTATAAGGGGTCTGTGTTAAATATTTTAGATGAGATTGCTATTAATATTAAGAGTGGTTTAAGTTATAGTGGGGCGAGGAATATTAGAGAATTACAATTAACGGCTAAGTGGGTGGAGATTAGCAATCAGGCATATGCTGAGAGTCAAGCACATATCTATAATGGTTAAAGAATTTCTAGTAGTTGTCTTCTGAATTGGGGGTTTTGAGAGGCTAACTTAAAGGTTTGTTTATATAAGTTGGATAAAGTGTCTTTTGTTTTACCGTACCATAAGCTAAAAAATCCTGTAACATCTTTAACAATAGCAGTAAAGAATTTAACAGTTTGAGTCCAGGACCATTTAAGGAATCGGATAACATCATTAACAATAACAATAGGGATAGCTTTAATGAAAATATCTTGTTTTCTGATAAATTGAGCTGAGTCTTTAAGGTCTAATAGCAAAAGAGATCCAACAACAATAGCAATTACTTCAAAGATACCATGACCAATAGAATGGAGTATGTCATAAACAGTGCCTGTATTTTTAAGATACATAAAAATAAAACTAACGATGCCAGCTTCTAAAATAGTCACAGCTAATTCGACAGTATATAATTTAGACACTTCTTTGATTTCGGCGATAGCATAATAAAATTTTTGGTAACCAGAACCTAAGAAATCTGTAATTTTTTCACCTAAAACATTTTCAATAGTATTTTTAAATTCCTCCATAGAAACATCAAGGGCATTCACAATTTCTTCAGGTGTATCAGCTTGTGTAAGTCTAGCAATAAAAGCTAAAGAATCAGAAGCCTTGCCTGCACTTTTAGCTTTTTGACTAATTAGCTTTTCAAAATCATTCTTAGGTCTAGCAACAATTTTTTCCATTCTTCTAATTTTATTAGCAAGACCTGTTTCAGCAACAAGTTTTTGAAAAGATTCTAAAAATCCTGAAGGGATAGTAGATTTGAAAGCCTTTGCAATTTTATTAGTAAGCTCAGAAAAGACACCTACTTTTATTTCAGCTTGTTCGGAGGGTGAAAGACTTTGTAAGGCAATTTCAGCACCACTTTCACTTGCTAATTTTAAGTTATTTTGGCTTAATGCTTTTATACAAGCTCTTTGAAGAGCTTCACTGTTTTTAGTATTAGAAGCTATACGGTATAGCTTTAGGATTGTTGTTTTATTCATTTTAGAAAAACACCTTACTTCTGAGAGATTCTAACATTTCCATAGCTTCATAAGAAACTATAAAGAGACCTGGTTCTTTACGATCAATAGAATTTAAAGCAACATTTAAGGCTGCTATAATTTTTGCAGAATCTTCAAAGAAGTACATCAGGTTTTCACCAGCAACAATAATATTTTCATCGAGGCTGTTAGCAAGTTTTGTGCAACTAGCTTTAAGTTGTCTTAAAGAAGCATCACTATAAATACGATCTGTAGAGATCATATCATATAAATTGCTCATTCTTTTTAAAGATTGTTCTAATAAAGGGATTTGACTACTATTAGGATTTGAATAGGATGCAAATCTTTTTTGTCTTTTAGTAAGTTCATTATAGATAGCTAAGGCTTGTTCTGCTAATTCTTCAAAACCATCACTAGCATACATCATTTTATCAAATCTTTTGATATTAAGCATTGCTAATTTTAAATGGTCTGCTACTTTAATGTCACCACTATCACCCCTTAACTTAAAATTTTCATCATAATTCATAACACTATCATAAGTAGCACCAAAAAAAGCATAATAGCCTTTTAAAATGCTAGGACTTAGTTCTTTTGAAAGTCCTTCAGATAATTTAATGATACTAACTAAAGTAGGAATTAAAGTAGGATTGTCTACTAACCCAGCATATCTCAACATCTTATTTTTCTCCTTGTGCTTGTTCTAGTACTTCATCTAGCATAGCTAAATCATTTAACGCTTCATCTAAATTTCCAACTAATTGCATCTTCATTTCTTGTTCTACTTTTTTAATTTCCATTAAAGAACTAACAAGCATCATGAGATAGGACCTAGAATCCGAAACTTTTTGGATAAGTACTTTATTTTGCTGTGCGAGTTTATACATTTAGAAGCCTTTTTTTCTTTTTTATAATGATTCTTTGTATAAGAGATTTTATAAAAAGATAAAAAACTTATTAGACTTGATTGCTTGTGAAAACCCCTCAAATAACCCTTACAACCATATACCCTTTCCTCCAAGCATCTATTAAATTCTTCTCCACCACACTATGTCCATCCACCACAAAACAATCAGGACAATTTCTTAACTTAAAATCACACTTATCTTCCTCATATGCTAAACAAGTCTTATTATCTCCACATATACTATTCACCTTTAATTTCTTTAAACACCCCTTAGGATCTCTTATACCTCCTCTCTTCATTAATGCACTAGCATCCCCCCTCATCGCCCTATCTATATCCGACTCTTCCACCACACCTATCAAATCCCCAAACTCTGTCCCCTCTAATGTTTTATACTCCCCCCAACTGTCCTGAGTATCCCTCTGTAATATCCTAGCTATCTTAGGATTACCATATGTCTTATCTGTTATTGATATAAATATAAACCCATTTTCTCTGTACATCATGAGTATTTCTTCTTTCTTTCTTCTAAACTATCAGCTAACTTCTCAACTGTGTTTTCATCTATATATTCTACTAAATCTTCTAAGACTTCTTTATTCGTTGTCATTATATAACTCACTATCGGCTTAGGGTCTTCTTCTGCATCCCCTAATACAATCGCCCTATTATATGGTAATATATGAGGTATGTTTAATATCTCACCTAATTTTAACCATACATTAAACACTTGTGTCTGATTCTCTAATTCAGACTCCCCTTCATAATATGAACAACATAATTGTGTTATCATCCATTGAAAAACATCCTCCTTTACTACATCTTCTCTCACTGGAGGACTATCATCACTATCATCTTCTTCTATCATTTAATACTCTCTAACTTAGAAAATAAATTTTTCCATTTACTAACATCTCCCCTATTATTTACCATTATTATATCATAAACTTCCCAAAATTTTAACACTACATCTAATTCTACTAGCTTATCCCTCGTCATTGACTTTAAACGATTTGTTACCCTCTTCTCCCAATCTATCTCCTCCCCCATCTCATATGGCTTATCCTCTATTTTATTCTCTTCATACTCTTTCCATACTGCTAAATTATATTTCTTCTCCAACATCCTACAAGCATCCCCATACTCCATCCCCTCTTTCTCCATTACTGTAGATACTACATCCCTCACCTTACCACAAGCAAAACAATACCATGTCTTTGTATTATGATAATATCTAGCACTCGGCTTTGTTTCTATACCACTCCCATGTAAATCACATTTAAACTGCTGATCTGAACCATTTAAATATACATCATAACCATAATCTCTTAATAGCCTATCTAAAGGCACATTATCTTTTAATCTATCTGATCTTAAACTCATAGTAGTATCTCCTTACTACTATATTATATTATTATAACACATCACTTAATGGATCATCTGCTAATTGATTGCCAGTACTCTTATTTATACTCATTATAGGCAAACTACTAGGACTATAAATCTTACCCGTAGGAAATGCTACATTCGATTGAAATGTAGGAAATGGTGCTTGATCTCTACTCTTTAAACACTGATACTGAATACAATTCTGGGCTCTCATATCATCCCCAAACCAATTTGCTATCACAACATCTGCTGATCTCTCAGCTTCATTTGCATAAGACAAGTGAGTTAAATTGTATTGACCTTTATTCTTTAACGCGTGCTGATAACCTTCACGATTAATCTGAAATAAACACAACACAGGTATACCTTGACCACGATTGAAATTCATTGCTAATCTCTTTAAATCTCTAATCACTTCATTCAACTTTTCTGTAGTTGAACTATATCTATTACGACTAGATAACAATAAAGCATGGTCTACTACAATTAAATCAATCTTCTCTTTTTGTGCATAAATCTCAGCTTTAGCTTTTAAATCTTCTACTGTAAAATCAAAGCTATCAGGATTATCCCCCTCAAAGTGAATTGCTCCATAAGTACCTTTAGTCCTACCTAACTCTAAATCAGGTAATACATAATCAAAATAGAATGTATATTCCTCAGGACTTAAACACCCATTTCTCAATTTAACGGGATCAATACCAAAATCTACAGGACTTGAAGCATCTTGTAAACCTAAAGCTATTCTTTGAGCCCGAAATTTAGGGTGCATAGAATGAATTGTATGAATTGCTCTACGGCATTGATCATAGTGCATTTCTAAACTGAAATAAAGAGTACTTGTATTTACTACACTCATAACAGCTTGGTTATATACAAAGTTAATAGCACTCTTAGATTTCATATGACCTGTAAACCCTGCTAAGATATACAATTCTTTCTTTCTGAAACCACCTAAAGCATCATCTATAGGTTTAAGTCCACTAATAGGTAAAATCTCTCTACCACTAGCTTGTGCTTTTGTATATTGATCTTTCAAATCACCTATATCAGTCATCGCTTCACCACCGATACGAGAACCAAAAGTAGGTGTTAAAATATCAACTAAGTTATTTGATAAATAACGACTAGCATCACGAGGTCCTTTAAGGATTCTCTTTTTACCTTGTTCTTTTACTTCTACACCTGAACGAACGATGTCTTTAGCTTCATTCATTACTTGGAGTAGTCTTTTTACTCTTACTGATTCTACTTGTAATTCAAGTTCAGATACAAAATCCCCTTTATAGATAGGATTAACAGCAGTTAAGACTCTTACTCTATCAGCAACTTCAATCTCCGTTTGGGATTCAAAATGCTTAACAAGTGTATCTTGATCAGGCAAATGCCCATGATTTGCCATAAATGTTTTTACATAATCCCAAATTTTGCCATCTTCGGAACTATCAAAAGCATAAATGCTATCTCTCAATACACTATAATTTACTACCATTTGATTAGGGTCATCCCCTACTCTAGTATCTGGTATAACACTTCTTAGGATTTTCATAGTTGTACTTTCTTAAAGTCTAAACTTAAATTAGGTTTCTTTTTAGCAGTAGCAAAAGAATCAGCACCATTCACATTATAGATTTTCCACCCATTGAGTGTATCTTCTAATGCACTTGACCAAGCTAAATGACCCTCTTGTAAAGGTTTATTCGGCTCTTCTACAATCCATGTTGCTTTATTTAAATGCTGTCTTAATTCAATAGTTTCAATTAAAACTTCACTTGTAGCTGAATTTCTAGCCCTCTTAACACCTAATCTCACAATCAATAAATCAGGTGCTTCTGCTAAATCTTCTAACCCCCTTACATTAATATCCCTAATTAAATCAGGATCTACTTTATTCTCATCACTCACATTAGAGAGCCATGCACTAATTAAAGTAGCATCAGATACTACTCGGATATTAAGAGTAGGGTTTCTTTCACTTAATATCGCTGTTCTTAGGTGTATAGCTAATTCATTTTGACTAGCTATTAATCTAAGATTTTCTTTCATCTTGCCTATCATAGGACTTTTACGATCTACAGGTACAGAAGATAAGTCTTTCCATGCTTTTTCACATTGTAGCTTTAAAGCTTCTTTTAACATACATACACAAGAAACAGTCACAGGACTCCCCATGTAAACTTCTTCTGTTAAAGTAAAACCGTATCCTTTACACTTAGGACAATTCTTATCTGGCATTTTCTTTAGCATCCTGTACTAGATCATTAAAGATGTCTTTGAGTTCATTCTCAGAAACACCTATTATCTTATCGGATTCTTCATCATTTTTGAGCCTTTTTCCTAAAACATTTTCTATTAAATCCATTTTATTATGTAAGGCTTTCATAACACGATCATCTACTGTCTTGGGACATACTAAGTGATAACAATATACACGATCATGAATACTACCGATACGAATCATTCTACCTATAATCTGTAAATAATCCCCAGCACTCCAAGGACTATCATAAAAGATAGTTGCTTTAGCTAACTGTAAATTAACACCTTCAGCTGCAGCCATTGTAATCAATACTACTCTTACATCTGATTTTTCATCTTGAAAGGACTCTTGAGATTTCTTTCTCTCATCATCTTTTTCCCCACCTGTAATCCTAACACACTTAATTCCCTTAGCAGTCAATTCTCTATCTAAGATGTCAATCATCTTTCTAAAGCGAGAGAAGATAATAACCTTTTCACCATCAAGTTCTTCTTCTAGTAATTCCATTAGAATTTCTAATTTACCACTATCCCCTTTAACATCTACAAGTTCAGGATGATTTACAATTTGTTGGCAATACATAACAGCAGTAAGTTTAGTTACCTCTTTTTCTGTCATTTCACCTGTTGTAGGATCATATTTCTCTAAAATACCACTTAATGCTTCTTTATACTTAGAGATTTGGACATCAGATAAAGGAGCTTCAATTCTTTTAGTAGTTAAAGGAGGTAGTTCTTGGGCAACTTCATGTTTAGGTCTACCAATAAAATAGGGATCGATTTTAATTCTAAAGGCTTCGATATCAGATTTTCTATGACCTACAACGAATTTAATTCTTTTTCTACCGATTTGTTTATCTACACAGATACAGTAGTTAGACATAAAGACATTTTTACTAGGCATAAGACCTGGGACTGTGACTCTATAAATCGCCCATGCTTCCATAAGTCTGTTTTTGATAATAGTAGCAGACAAAGACCATACTTTTTGAGCAGCACCTGAAAGGTGAGCACAGACTTGGTGAACTTGGGTAGTTTCATTTTTAAAAGCAGTAGCTTCATCAAAGATTTGGACATGACCTTTAAGGTTTTGTAGTGTTTCAAAGTCCATACAAGCAGTTCTATAACCCATGATAAGAACTTTAAGACCTGTATGGGCAAAGTAGTCATCATAGACTTTTTGTCTTTTCTTTTTATCACCACTGACAACAAAGCATTTTACACCGTTAGTAAATTTATCAAATTCACTTGCCCATTGGTTAAGGGCAGATTTAGTAGTCATAATGACAGCTGAGGTTTCTGGGTATTTGTCCCATAGGTAGCTGAGGGCAGAAATTGCTTGGAGCGTTTTACCCAAACCAGTATCGTCTCCGAGAACGAATCGGGGCATAGCTAAAAGGTGCATAATACCTTGAACTTGATAATTTCTTAGGGTGAGGGGTCTGCCGTTGGGCATAGTGGTTCTTAGGATTTTACTTGGGGGTGCTTTTAGTTCTGTTCTTACTCTAATCTCTTTTAGCTTTGTTATTGTTTGTTGTAGTTTCGGGTCGTCTAAATAACTCATAACCTATCCTTAATGATTATAGATGATACAAACACACTTTATATAAAAAGAGTGTTTGTGTTTATCTTATATGATTTAGTTTAAAAATGGTATCTAAAAGATTAGAATAATTCACAGCACAAGGAATAGATGAATTTCTGATAGAATCTATAATAGCCTGGTACTCAATAATATTATGATTAACCATATCCATAATTTTATTATATATAACTTTAGACCATGCAGTATTAAGCCATACTATAAAATCTGTAATTTCTTTAGTGGCAAGGTAATCTTCAAAGTCTGTAATATCTTGTATTTTACTAGGCATATCCTCAGCATAGTGTAAAGATATAATAGAAACATTACGATATAAAGAAATCTTATCCCTATATATAAAGGGATATTCTTTTATATAGAATTTCCTCATACCATGTTGCATAGTTCTAGGACTATTAAGTTCAGTAAAGCTATCTTCAAGTTTATGGAGAGCCATTTTAGTGGCAATATCAAGAACTCGATGAATGTCTTGGGTTTCAATCATTTTTCTAATAGCCTCTTAAGGTTTTTAATTTCTTTTTCGTATTTAGATTGAACTTCATTAACAAGATCTTTAACTTTATCGACATAAGTGCTATTGATAGCATCTGTAAATTTACCTTTATTAAGGTAAGCTAGGACAATACTATCATTCATGGGGTCGAGAGCATGGATTTGGTTTTTAAGGTCGATAGTAATAAGTTTACAAACGAGGTCATTTTTAGCTAGTCTTAGTTTATTGCCGTTAGAATTAAGTTCGATAGCAGTAGTAACAAATTTAATAGTATTGGGTTTAGTCGCTAGGGAAAGAGCTTTTTTAAATTGTTTAGCGATAAGGGCATCAACAATAGCAGTGCCTGAGATAGGGTCTGATTTTTCAATATCTTCATAAATATTAAGTAAGAAATGAATATTACTTTCATCTTCGAGAGATGTATCGGCATTTCTAGTAGGTAGTGTATGGGTGGAGTAGCCACCCCAAGATTTTTCAGAACTGTTCATAATAAGACTCCTTTATATATATATTTTGATAAAGTATCTATAAATGATATAAATGTATAGGACTGTTTTTTTAATATAGGAGTAAAACAAAATGCCAAGTTTAGATCAAAACCCAGGAACCAATCCTAAAATGAGAGCTGCTGGGTCATCCGAAATATATAAGTATGGTATGTCCCCTGATTCTCGTGCTGTAATTAGTCAAAAAATTAGACTTTTAACCCCCAGTTATGGTGGTGATGCAGGTACAAGATACCAATTAGGTGTAGTCAGTTCATTCAGTTATTCAGGTGGTTCAAGAAGTACAGAAGTTGTCAGAGGTATCGGTTTTGGCGATGTTGTTGCTGATCGTGTACCTGGTGTAACTGAACCTTTTACAGGCACTATTACAAGAACTCTATTATATCTAAGCAATATGTTTCAAGCATTAGGTTTTGCAGGTGGTGTAGATGGACCTGTTCGTTCAGTCGCACATACACGATGGCCCTTTGATATGGAAGAACAGATGGTATTTACTTTTATGGCTGATGAGCAAGTTTTAAATGGGGGGTTTGGAGGAACACAAGGGTTAGTAAATATTGATTTTGCGAGTCAAGGTGTAGCCAAAGTAGAAACTAATACTGCTTATAATCAACAGCATAAAGCACTAATTACCTTTTTTGAAGGTTGTTGGTTGACTGGTGTTGATATTCCAGGTAGAGAGGCTGAAGGTTCTAAAATGGAAGAAACTGGGAATGTTGATATCACAGATGTTCACGATTTATTTACTACCTATGGTGAATTTTTAGCTACAGGTGGGTATGGTAATAGTGTAAGAACTAGAAGAACTGCAGGACAAGAAACTAGAGCAGCTACTAATCAAGCTACTACCCCAGCCTAATAAAATAGGGTGACGACCCTTATAATTAACGGAGATTATGTATATGTCTATATCATTAAATCAATTAAAATCAGCTATGAATAAAATCACACAAGCTGGTTACCTCGAAAGAAAAGTCTCTTTAGGTGAAAATACTCTTATTATTAGAACTTTAACCCCTAAAGAAGAATCTGAACTTCAAAAAATCATCTCTGATTTATCAAGAGATGAAACTATGACTACCCTCGAATTTGTAGATGTAGTCCGTAAAGAAACTTTAAGTCGTGCTATCGTCCAAATTGATGACCTCGATATGAGGAATATCGATATGGTTGAAACCGATGAAGTTCTACCAAATGGTGTTAAAGTTAAAGTATCAAGACAACAAGCTATCTCTGAAATGATTGAATTTCTACCTAGACTTCTTTTAAGTAAAGTCTTTGAAGAAATGAGCCGTTTAACAGAAGAAGTTGAAGAACGAACTAACAAACTATTAAAAATAGATGTTGTAGATATTGATGCTGAAATAGAAATTCTTGAAAAAAGAATTAAACAACTCGAATTTCAAAAAGAAACAAGAAAACTCGACCAAGCTACAGTCAAAAATACTTCTAATGCCCTCGCTATTAAAGGTGATGAAACATTAGCTGAACAATTAAAGAAGGTAGACCCATCGGTATGAGTATATGTCTGATTATTTTAAAGATATAAGAAATATTATAGAAAAAGGATTTATCGTAGAATCCTTTAAAATAAATGATGTCATCATTAAAATTAAAAACCCTAACTTGCAAATTATAGAATGGACTGAAGAATTTTCATCCCAAAATATAGAAAGAAGTGTAGCTTTATTAACTAAACTTATTATTTCTATATCCGGTAGGGAGACTAAAGATTTTTTCTATGAAGTATTTGAAACCCTAATGGATTCTCAAATATTCTCCATTTTGTCTAAAATGTATGTATATGCGCACCGTCTCATGAATCGTGCAATCCATGCTAATAAATACCTCGAAGCTTATTGTTATACTGATGAATCAAGATATTTATGGAAAGCATGGAAATCTAGAAGTCTTTTTACAACACACAGACTTGAAGATTTAAATAATATTCAAATCTCATGGGTTATTTGGAATGAAGCTGAAGATGAAAGAATAGAGTCTGATAGGGATTGGGAAAAAGCATTTTTTATAGCTTCTGCTACTAATCCTAAAGGGGTTGAAGCTGTACAAAAGAAATGGAGAATTAAAGATAATCAAGAATTAGAAAGAAGAGAAGATTTAATAGACCAAGCTGTTAAAGGTCTTTTTGAAGAAACTGAAGGTGTTGAAATAAAAAAGAAAACTAGAATAAAAAAACAAAAGACTATGGAAGACTTAGAAGAAGAAATGAGAAAATGGGTCTCCGGGGAAGAAGACGACCATGATGTGATTGTAAGAACTTATAAGGAAGATATACAGAATCATATTGATGAATTAGTCAGACAAGCTGAGGAAATAAAAAAACAGAATAAGAAAAAAAGAGCTGAATTAGATAGTGCAATTACAGGTATAAGTCTAGTAGGTTTAACTGAGGAACAAATAAGAAGTAAAGTTAAACCACAAGATATAGCAGCTCCTAATATTAATGATGTCAATAGAAATATTATAGACAGCTTCATTATGAAACCAACACAAGGGAATTTATCCGTTGATGGTGATAAGGTTGTAGTCAATCAGCCTTCTTTAATGGATAAAATAGCACAAAGAAAACCTACAATGGAGTAAGATAAAATGGCAAAATATAAAGGTGGATTTGGAGGGTCATCCTCAGATACTAAATCCTATGTGAAATCGTTAGCTGATGTTTCAGCAGCCGTTAAATATTTATCTGACAATGTAGCTAGTTTAACACAAGAACAACAAAAACAGCTAAAAATCATTAAAGACTCTAATGATGCTAATAATAAATTATCTAAGATAATAGCAGACCAATCACAACCTGCATATAGTGATTTTGCTAAACAAATCCAAGAATTAGAAAAAATACAAACAAAATATAATGAAGCCATGAAAAATCAAGGCAAAGAAATGATGGAACAGATTTCTTTGACCCAGGCATTTGAAGCTAAACTTAAAACTTTAAAGGAGAAAAAGAAAAAATTAGATATGGAGGCAGCAATGGCTTCTGATCATGCAGCCATTGCGGAACTAGATGCACAACAGAAAGTTGCTGCTAAAGAAATCGAAAACATAGAAGCAGCTTTAAAGAAACAAGAAGAAGAAACTAAAAAAAAGATAGCACAATATGATGCTGAGGTTAAAAAATTTGAGGAAGCTGAAGGGGCAAAAAGAAAAGCATTAACTGAAACAGTAGAAGAAGGTAAAAAAGCATATGATACCTTAATGCAAAAAGCTGATGAGTCTTTTAAAAAACCCGTTAAAGGCATAGGAGACCTTGCTGATAGAACTAAGGTGGCTTTAGAAGGAGTGCAATCTCAAATAGATAGCTTTGCTAAGATGTCTTCTCTTGGGGATATTTCTCGTTTTGGTTCAAGTTTTGGAGAATCTCTTCAATCTGCTGGAGCTAATATGAAAGCTATGGGTGGGATAATGGGTAAAATGGGTGGGGGTATAGCTGCTTTAGGTGGTGCTTTAAGTAAAGCATTAGGTCCTATTGGTGTTATTATAAGTATTGCTGAAACCTTTATGCAAGCTGAAAAAGACCAAAAAGACTTTAATAAGGCAATTTTAGAGGGTGGTGGTGCTTTAGATTTTATGGCAAATCAAAGTGATAATCTACATGATAATTTAAATACCCTAAGAAAAGGAATGCTAGATTATACCAACTTAACTAGATTAGGTATGTCCCCAGAAGAAATGAGGTCTGCTCTTAATAGCTTACAAGAGTCTAATCTTACTTTAAAGAAAATGGCCCCTAATGCTTCAAATATTAAACAACAATTCGAAGGGGCAAGAACTTTAATTGGTGAAATGAAAACAATATCTACTGTTTTTGGTGTAGGTATTGAAGAAGTTACGGGTCATGTGGAATCTTTAAATATGAATTTGGGTAAAACTCTTGATGATGCTGAGGAACTTAGAAATATTAAAAGTTCTTTTGATCAAATTAGGGATGCTGCTTCACAAGCAGGATATAGTAATAAAAAATTCTTTAGTACTATTATCAGTGTAACTAATGAGGTTGGCAGTATGAATGGTCGTGTTGCTGAAGCAGGTTCTTTATTTGTTAAACTTAAAAAGTTAATTGGTAAAAAAGGGATAGAAATATTTGAAGCTGTTAAAGAAGGCTATAAAGGTAAATCAGTACAAGAGAAAGTCACAGATGTTTATAAAGTAGGTGGAAAAAGAACTAAACAAATTATTGAAAGAGAAGCTATTACTAAGGGTCAATCTTTATTTGGAGGTGTGGGTAAGACAGGGGAAGAACTTAGTAAAGGGGTGTATGGAGGAAAACAGCTGGGTGCACTAGAAAGTATTTTAGGTAAAGATTTGGTAGAAGGATTACAAAAAGGTAATGCTGATGCTATTAAACAACTTGCCGGAATGGATACAGGTAAAAAAGCAGATATATTAAGACAAATAAAATCGAATGAAAATCTTGGTGCTGATGTTGCTAATACGGTACAAGACTTTATGGTCTTATCTAGAGGTGTGGCAGGTAATATGGGGGCTACTATTAAAGCTATGGAAAAAATGGGTATGGGGGGTAATTTAGCTATGATGGTCAATAAATTAAATTTTGTTGGTCTTTCTGCGGATAAATTATCGGATGCTACTCTTGAAAATGTAGCTACTCAAGAATTATTAGATCAAACATTTGGTGAAAATAAAGAAGCAGTAGAAAGACTTCTTATGCAAGGTATGGGTGAGTATAAAAACTATACTAAGTTAGTTAACGAATTTAATAAAAAAGGAACATCGGAGGGCAGAAAAGAAGAAATTAAAAAAGAGTTAGATAAAGAAGGTCTTGGAATTAATGCTGAGGGTAAACTTACTGCTAAAGGTTCTGATGTTGCAATTAAAGATTTCAGCAGTTTCATACAAGCATTACCTGAAAGATTTAAACCTTTAGAAGATGCTATGCTCACTACAAGTAAATCACAAGAAGACTTATTGCAAGAAAGCATAGATGCCACAGTTTCTTCTAGTGATGCTATCGGTGCTATCTTAAAAGAAAAATTAGACTTTCTTGGTGACCTTACTTCAAGTATTTTTAGCTGGATTTCAAGTGATGACGAAGAGGAAAAAAAAGCAAAAATAGCTGAAAAAGAAAAATTAAGTGATGAGATTAGAAACAAAGAAGTGAATCTTGGAAAAGCTAAAAGTTTTGTTAGAGAATTAGAAAAAGATGTAAGGTCAGCTACAACAGAAGGAGAGAAAAAAAAGGCTCTAAAAGAATTAAATGAAGCAAAAGAAGGTTTGAAAGCTAAAGAAGAATCATTAAATGAACTTAGGGGTCAAGCGAGAGAAATGAGAGGAGCTAATGTTAAGGATAGAGGAACAGCTGAAAATATACGAAGATATAAAGAAGCTCAACAACTCTTTGATGAAACACAAGGAACTGGAGCAGACAAATATGAAGCTGTTAAACAGAAATTTGGAGATAGAGCTGTTCAAGAAATAACCTTAAGAAAACAATTCAGTGATGATATTGTAGAAAAGATAAATTCTGGAGAATATGGTGGTGGTTCTGCTGTCGAATTTCTTAAATGGGCACAAGAAAACAGTCAGAGGATAGAAGATAAATCGGGAATATTGAAATATGCTGGAGACTACGATAACTTTTATAAGGGTAAAATGTTTACAGATGAACATCCTGAATATAAATATAATTTAGCAGATACTAAAAAAGCTGATGTCTTAGATCAAAAAATGGCATCTAAAGAGACTAAAAAATTAGAGGAGGAAACATTAGAAGCTGAAAAAGAGATACAATTAGATATCGCTACAGACAAAAAAGCATTAGAAACTCAAGCTATTATAAAATTAGAGACTGAAGAAAAAGTTGGGAGAAAGTATGAGGGAGATCATAGAAAAAAATTCATAGAAGATTCTATGAAAGCTGCTATGGAAGCTAATAAAGCTCAAGAGGCTGCTCAAACAGAACAACAAGCACTTAAACTTAAAGAATTATATGATAGAAGCGGTAATAGATTTGATATAGAGAAAATCAAAAATGCTATAGAAACCAAAAAGGCATTAGGTGTTGCAGGTGGTGATACTAGATCCGTATTAGATATCCTCAATAATGCACCAATACCAACAGCACAAGACCTTATTATCTCCGATAAAGGTGCTTTTAGACTTAACAATAAAGATGATATCCTCGCTATGAAACCAGGCGGTGCGGTAGAAGAATATGTTAAATCCACAGGCGGTATGAATAAAGGTGGTAATGTTACTATTAACATTAACGGTGGTGATGAAGCTAGAGTCTTTGAAGTAGTAAAGAAAGCTATGAAATCTGCTGGTGTAGTTACTCAAGGAGGCTTATAATTATGACTTATTTACATCCCATTATTTCTTCCCCTAATGATGATAACCCTAAAGGTATTAAACCTGTTGTCTTTGATATTATTGCCCCAGATGGTCAAACTTCTTTATTGTCCGATGGTGTTAATGACTACCGTATGGTACTCCATGCTAATGTTAATGATATTAATATCTCCTATGATAAATCTATCGAACGACAACAAACTATGGGGGGTTGGATTGAAACTCACTGGTCTGATAAACCAGTTACTATTACCCTTGCCGTTGCCACAGGTGGTTTTATACATAGAACTAGAGGTCTTGTTGCTACTTCAGGCCCAGTACCTAAAGTCGGTGGTATAGATCAAGGTCATACTAGACGAGATACTATAGGTTACCAACAATACCTAGACCTATTAGCACTGTTCCATAATAACGGTGCTTTCTATGACCGTAAAGGTGAAATTGTCGTTCATGGTCGTATTAAAATGTCCTTTGATGGCGGTGTTTGGTTCGGCTGGTTTCAAAATTTCTCAGTAGCTGACGATGCTAATACCCCCCACCTCTTTAAATGCTCTCTCGGCTTCCAAGTCGAAAGAGAAGTTCATGGTGTTAGAACACAAGGATTATAAACTATGGCTACTACCCCAGATTATTTACAAACTAAACCCTTTGTTGAATTACCTACCGGTGAACTCTTTGTCTTATACCCTGATGATGTATTAGGCACTTTCCCTGTAGATACTACAAACTCTTTATTAAGAGGTTATGCCCCTTTTGTTTTATATGTAGAACCCCCTAATATCATCCAACCTTTAAAGAAAGATGATCCCATTTTAACAAGAGATAATGTTAATAAAAGCCAACCTTTTTCTTCTCCCCTTAAAAACAGAACCTATTTAAAGACAAACCCTAATTCTTTAAGTGGTGCTACTTTAAGTAGTATTGCAGGACCCCCTACATCTGTTAGAACTGAAGCTGATAGAGATAATACTCTACCTTCTTATTTAAATGATAGACTTGTTGCTTTAGATATTCTTGACCAATACAAACAGTTAAAAGATTTACCTGTTATTACCTTTCTTATAAACCCTCAAAGTATGAATGTCTCTTATAACAAAATACAAGCATATCAAGACCAAACTAGAATGGGTTATATCTTTCAAGCATGGGGTGAAGATATCCCTACATTAGACATATCTTGTAAAGTCGGTAGTTATATTTCTGGTAATGTTGATCCAAGAAAATCTAAAGGTTTACACCATACAAGTAGAAAAGATAGTGCTTCATATAGACAACTTATGAATATCCTAGCATTATTTAAAAATGGTGCTACGATTAGAGATCGTATAGGTAGAACTGAAATGATTCATCAAGTTGGATACCATGTTATAGAATATGACGGTGTTCGATATACAGGACATATCAAATCATTTAATTGGGGTGTTTCTCAAGAACAAGCTAATGGCGGTTTAGAGTTCAGTATGGGATTTGAAATTCTCCAAATGGATTATTTTGAAACATCAGGACTTAATAATGTAGTCACACCAGAAAGAGCTAAATCTTTTATAAACCAAGAACCTTCTCTCTCTGGTTTTAACGAATTAATTAAAAAGGGAGTTAGCTAAATGACTGTCAGTATTAAAGGTGGTAATAGTGCTACTACTACAAGTAAAATATTAGATAGACCCTATGTAGGTCTATGGAAACCTAACTTCAGAAAAACACTATCCTATGCTCCTGATGCCCTCGTTTATATTAATGGGGATACTTCACTTGTAGGTTGTAAAGATTGTAATAACAGAATAGACTTCCAACCTTATATTACTCAAGTTTCTTGTGGTGCAGGTGTAGAAGCTAGTAGTGGTGATGCTAATATCAGTTTTTCTATCCCTAAACATCATGGCGACAGTATCTTTAAAGATGGTGCTTTTCTTATTACCCCAGGTCTTGAAGTTAATATCTATATTCGTGGTGTATTTGATGTTAAAGATTTAAATAATGATGAAATAGTAGAATACCCAGATAGTGAAAAGTATAACTTAAAAGACCTTAAAATGAAACCTTACTATCCTGTATTTCATGGTGTAGTTACAAGTATCTCTTATGCTTATGGTGGTGGGTTTTATAGTGGGTCTTTCTCTTGTAATAATTTATTATATTTTTGGCAATATCAGTCTATTACGACTAATGGTGCTGCTTTTGCTGGAAAACCTAGTGAATCTGCTGGTGGTATTCCAATGACAGGTCACAAATTCACAGGTCAAACCCCACATCAAATTATATATAGCTTATTTAGAGATACTGGTGGGTCAGCTCAAGGTGTTATCGGTGGTATTAACAAGAAATCTAATGTTAATGCTCGTGTAGGGAATCAAGATGCTTTCAGTTTAACTTTAAGATATTGGGAACGAAGATTCTCTCAAGGTATGTACGGTTTAAGGATGCACGGCGCTTCAGGTCGTTTATTTTCTAGTCTTGAACAAGTTTATTATGGTAGTGCTAATGGGAGGGAAACAAATAAAGTCGCAGGTGCTACTGTTAATGTTAAAAATAAAAACCAATCTAAGACTAAAACAGCTGATCCTTTAGGTGGTATAGACCCTTTTGCTAGAAGAGCGGGTATAGTAAAAATAGATGGTGATGGGACTAATACTAGAATCTTATCTAGAGGACTCGATGTCAAACAAGTAGAAGCTCAATCTGAATCGGATAAAAGAGGTTCTACCACTGCTGATATGCAAGCCTATATCCTAGATATAGGCAATCTAGCTAATATTAATATGTGGGAAGCTTCTTATGAAACTAAACAACAAATAGCATCTACTGTTGCTGAAAAAGTCAATTTTGAATTTTATCAAGATGTAGATGGCGATCTCGTCTTTAAACCACCCCTATATAATCTTAACACTAAAGCTAGTCGTGTCTATGTCTTAAAACCTGAAGACATTGTAAGTATGAACTTTTCTGTTAAAGAACCTCAATATACATATGCTGTTGTTAAAGGTACTTTAACTAAAAATATGTCTGGTGTTTTAGATGATGAATTTATTACTCCTAAATCTACTTATATAGATTATAGGCTTGTAGCTAAATATGGGTGGAGACCTTTAGAAATAGATAGTAATATCCATACCAATACTACATCAGCTTTCTATTATGCTGCAGCTGAACTTGATCGACAAAATCAAGAAGCTGAAACTGCCTCTGTTACAATCACACTGAGACCTGAATTAAAACCAGGTTATCCTGTATATATAGAACATATAGATTGCTTTTATTATGTTACTTCTGTTAGTCATGATTTTACATATGGCTCTTCTTGTAGCACTACTATTGAAATTAAAGCTAGAAGAAAACGATTTATGCCACCTGGTGATATGAATGTTTCTTATAAAGAAGCTCCTGATAAAGCTGTTGATCTTATTAATACTAATAAAGGTGCTAAATACCTTAAAAAGAAAGAAAAAACCGTTGGAACTTCAGGTATAGAAGGTGAAGAAATTATTAAAGTTACAGGCTTCCCTAATGTAGTTATGGGTATAGATATGACTAGAATAGACCCTAATTTCTTTTTTATGGGAACTGAAACTCTGGAAATAGAGAAACCTTATTTCAAGAATATGATTATTGCTGAAGCTCTCAATTTAGGGGTTTTACAATATGACAGTAATAGCTCTAAAGACCCTTTTGCAGCGGATGCTAAATTTGTAGTCTTCGATGTTGTTGAGAATGGGAAATCTAGAGAAATCGGAATTATTTTAGGATCAGATATTGCTAAAGGACAACAAAATATAGGAAATATTATACCTGCTTATCAAAAGTCTTTAGATAAGATAGCAGGAGATGGAACATTAAAGCCAGAACAAAAAGCCGATAAGAGACAAGCAGTAGAAAAACAAAGAGATCAAGCATTTAATGATTTAACGAGTGTTGATAATAATACTCAGTCTGTTGCAGGACAAACTAAATCAAATGTTAGTTTTGTATATTCTGAGGAATACACAAATACTTTATTAAATCCTACAGATGGACGGAATACTCCCTTAACTTTATTAGATTTAATAAATATTATGAGGGTCAATAAACAAAGAGCAAATGAAGTATCCTCAGGTATGGGGAGTACTGCGAATATCTTAGAATTATTAGCTAATAAAAAGAATGCTTTCTCTCCACATATACCTGGTTATTTTAGGTATTTTAGTTGTTCACACCCTGACCCTAAAATGCAAGGTGCTACTGAAATTGAATTTGCTGAACAGGATGGGGTAATAAAGAGTGTAGGTGAAAGACTTATAAAAACATCTGAAGAAAGATATAACGGTAATAAAGTCAATATGGTAGTACCAGACCCTACATCTACTGATGGGGACTTAGTTACTTTTACTCAAGCATACCCCACAGCTGGTCTTAAAGTTAAAAATTCTTTTACTAATCAAATTGATGTTATTGCTACCAATGAAATTACATCTCTTACTTTCCAAGAACATGATGTCCTAATAAAAACAATTAAAGTTAAAAACAAAAAAGACAAACAAGAATTATGGGTAGGTTTACCTCCAGGTCTATACCGAGATAATAAAGACATCATCAAAAGACAATTTATATATGATTTTATAAAGAATGGTCTCAAGATAAACATTAAAAATGCCACCAAAGAAACACTCTTCCCCATAATAATAACAAAAACAATACAAGAGAATCCTGATATTCTAGCAAAAGTAAAAGCTGTTATTGCTAGTGCAGATGCTTTATTTAAAGAGAACACTTATGTAAAAGAATTTGAAAAAAGGGAGACTGATTTAACAAACGAATTGGAGAAACTATTAGAATATGCAGCAGGTAATCTATGGCAAGCTATTCTAGAAGACCACAAAGCATATTTTGACATAAAGATAAAAATAACAGAACAAACTGAAAGCCAATTTAAGACAACTAAAGAAGAGTATCTAAAGTTATCTAAGGCACTATTTGCATTAACAGAAATAGTAATTCCCCCTATAAATAAACCTAATAGTACCTTAACAGCTAAGAATCCAGAGGGCTTCATTAAACCTGAAAAGACAAAAAAGAGTATGGTACTACCAGTATCAGATGATGAAGGTTATGAGGTATATGGGTATCAAGCATATGGGAGGGGTCTTGATCTTAAAGTCGGTGGTGGGTATATGTCTTTATTACAACAGGATTATTCAAGAGTTCTCACATCAGCTCAGTCTGAAAACATATATAAGATACTAAAGACTGTAACAGATGCTACTGCTCAATTACAAGGTGTAAAAGCCGAATTAAATGATGTAGCAGAAACATTAAATCAAATGACACCAGAAGAGAGAAACATTATTATAAACTCTACAGGTATTATTACAAATCAGAATAGTGAAAATGCAGATAAAGATGGGATAGTAGAAGCCTTTATAACACAATTTGCAAATAGAATAGTGAGTAATCAAGAAACAGACAAATTTGGTAAAGAAGATACAAATAGATTTGTTGTTGCTGAAAATATACCTAGAGCATTAAATCAAATAGCACCTGGAGGTATAAAGAATAGTGGTTCAGTATGTCAATGTAGGGGGTATGACTCAGATCTAGATTTAGAAAACCTTGATGAGTATAATACACCGTATGTTAAATTAGATTTTAGTGGTGCTGAGGAAGATAAATTCTCTCAAAAACTACATGATGTGATGATAGAAAAGGGTAAAGGATGGAAAGAGCAACAAGAAATCTATCGTGGAGCTGATACTCTTGAAAGTAGTCCTGTATTAAGAAACTTAGCAGATACAACAAGGGGTGCTGTAAATAATCTTATAAATACTGTTAATAGAGCAGAAGAGAATTTTGTTACAATTACCGAAACATATTCAAGTACTTTAGATGCTATTGACCAAAAAGAAAAAAAAGCACTAGAAAATAATGCAACTAATAATGTCTTATATACTGAAAATAAAAAGGGGTAAATAGATGATGAAACTAAACGAAGGGCAAATGAAAGCCAACCTTAATAACAGTACATTAAGACCTAATAACCCAAGTAAAGGATGGTCAGCCCTCGCTTTAGGTACTGCTAAAGTTCAAATGATTAATTGGGAAGAACTTAGATGCACTATTAAAGTCCTTGATGGTGAATTTGAAGAACCCATATATGACGGTGTAGAACTTTTATTTCCTAGTATAGGTTCAAGACATTTTCTAGGTGCTATCCCAGAAGTTGGTGATATGTGTGTTGTCGGTTGGTTTGCTACCGATACAAAAGGTGCAGCAGGCAGTAAAAGACCTGCTATCCTCGCTTGGCTTCCTAAAGCATATTATCTAGGTCAAGAATGGATTCCTACACAATCCTTTAATGAAGATGAAGGCTTATTAAATACACCTAAAGATAGAAAACATTTAGATGGTGTTTCTAATCGTATTCGTCACAAAATGAGGCATTATGAACCAGGTAATATCGGTGCTTCTTCTTCTCAAGGTTCAGACCTTGTTCTTGATGAAGGTGTACTATTATCTAATAGAAGAGCTAACGAAATTAGATTAAGAGACCAAGACCAAGCTCTTGTTGTTCGATCCTTACAACAATTCCATGCTATGAGTGGTGCCCGTATTTATGGCGGTATGGTACAAAGAGATGCTCGTATTATTCCTTATGACCTTATTTCTGATGGTCGATTATGGGACGGACCTACTCAAGTTAAAGAAGATGGTTCTCCCATATCAGAAGATGAATTACCTTTTGATTCATTAAGAGGGACTTATCAACCACACCCCTTATTTAGAAAAACTACCCTAGATGGTAAATCTGCTTTTGAACAAGATGTTAATACTACCTTAACACAAGCTATAGACCCATATAGGTTAATGTATAAAGCTAACCTTATTGATGAAAATTTAAAATCTACCTCCGAAATAGATTTTAATTCCTATGGGGGTAAAGCTATTTTAAGATATGATGTTGATGGACAAAAGACCTTTAACCAAGCAGCTACTGAATATCGTATAGAATTAAACCACACCACAGACGGTTTATTACCTGTTACAGAACAAACTGATGGTATGGATATTGACCGTATACCTGAAAATAGAGGTGCATCAGATAAATCTCCTTATATAGAGTGGGTCTTAGGTACAGTAGTCGGTAATGATGCTTTTACTGAAGGTGGTAAAAATCTATATGGTAAACCTTTATATGCTAATGATTTAGGAATTATAGATGATGCTACAGGTTTAGATATAGAAAACCATTTAGCTACTTTATTTAGAATAAAACCCATTATAGGTGATGATAGTCCTAGTTATGTAGGTTTTACTAAGGGTGGTGCTTTTAGAGGATATATAGGGGCAAGAGAAGATACAGGAGCTAGACTTAAAATTGAAGGTGGTTTAGGTTTAGAGGTCTTAGGGAATACTAATATCCTATATGGAACTACAGGCTTTAATTTAAATGGTGACGGTGCTTTAGATATTAGGAGTAATAGGAATAGTATCTATATGTATGCTGGAGGAACATTTAAAGGTGATGCTGATGGGAGCAGTATAGTATTAGAAGGTAAAGGGAATATATCCTTAAAATCTGGTTCTATTATCAATTTAGATGCCCCTACAGTAAGGTTAAAAAATGCTGCCTCTTTATCTTTTTCATCACAAAGTGATTTTGCAATCAATAGTGGTGAATCTGTAAGTATAAAGACAAATACAATGAAACAAACAGTTATGGGGGGTCAAAGTTCAGCATTTAGTTCTATTAACCCTATTGTACCCCCAAGAGATACTAAAATTATAGGTGGCCCTGGTATTGTAGACCAAACTACATATACAGCTGGTGTTAAATTAACAACAGCTTTAACAAACTTAACAGATACAACGACTATACCAACAGGTGCTATTACTCAAACAGTAGCAGTAGGGGCAATTTCACATATAGCGAGTGGGAATAGTAGTGTTATATCACCCGCAGGGGTTAGTCTAACAGCTACAGCAGGGGTATTAAGTTTAACTGCTTTAGCAGGTGTAGCTACTATTACAGGAAATGCAGGTGTTACTATTACATCAGTAGGTCCTGTAGCTATAAGAGGCACTACTGTTACTTTATCTAGCCCAGGTGCTTCAGTAGGTCCTATTATGTGTGGTAGTGATATAAACCCTGTTACAGGAACACCTTTTGTAGTAACTATGATCCCAAGAGGTCAAAATCTTACACCATAGGTTTTAAATTTCTATCCACATATTTATTTTTATATAACCAATACATTTGAATTGCTAATGCTGCAGGTAACAATATATTCCAACCTATTTTTAAAGATTTAAGTATCATACCACCCGGCAAATCAGGTATAAGCAAGGTTAATAAATACCCAACCCCTGACTCAGGTAAAGATTCTACTAACTCTTCCCATGAGATCATCCCCAACATACCTCTTGCTATATCTATAATATCCCAAGAGATTTCTGTTACAGTAGTCCATATCTTCCAATAGATATATGCTTTTACAGGTACTGAGAGAGCTTTTAAGATATGACTACGACTTAATAAGTCATCTAAAAATTTTGCAAAAGGCTTAACCTTTTTAGCTACACCCTTTAAAACCTTCTGTACAGATAATGGAAGCTTATCTACTACATAATGAATAACATTAGTAAAGGTAGGCATATCATTATATGCTTTCAAAAAAAAGTGTACAGCATCAAATTCTTTATCAAGTTTAGAAAGCATAGACTTTAATTGTGCTTTACCCTTTCCTAAAAAAGCACCAAATTTCTTATCAAATTCTTTGATAGCTTCCCATGTATTTGTAGCTGTTATCCCCAACATCTCTTTAAATTTAGTCCAGTATTCAGGCATCTTCTGAAATGCTTCATATAATTGCTTTAATTTTATAGCTAAACCACCAAACCCTGCTGTCTTAACTATATGTTTACCAAAAACCTCAAGTGTATTTATATTCAAATCTCTTCTTACTAAACTAGCACCTTTAATCATAGGTGTTGTCTTTATTGCTATATAACAAGCATATCTTATTTTATTTTTAAGCATAACTAAATCTCCTACTATATAAAGAGATTTACATAAAATATTTATTTAACCCTTCGACACCCTCCCTAGTCCATAAGTCATTAGGGTCTTTACCTCTATATTTACATTCTACTGACCTAATACCTAATTTAGCTAGTTTTCTTACGAGATCACTAGATTTAGCTTTACCCGTTTCATCATTATCATAGCAAATATAAATAGATGACATAGGAGTATAAAATCTTTCAAATAGTTTAAAAGTGTTTTCGTCCATACCTGCTCTCATAGTAGAGCATACTACATGGGGAGGCTTAATAGCTTTTTGTAAAGCAACTAAATCAAATACACCTTCTACTATATAAACATCATCGCCATTCCATAAACCTTCAACTACCTTATGAGCATTGATAAGGGTAGGTAACCATTGGCTACGATCTAGCATATATTTAAGGACTCTTTTATTGCCTTCAGAATCCCATGTTCTAGCTTCAAATCCGATAAGTTTATTTCTAGGGCAATGTAAAGGGATAATAAGGTGGTCTTTTAATCTCTCACCTTTACTACCAAAAGAACTTACAAATCTCTGACAAGGGATAGAGATTTTTACTTTATCTGGGTCATAGGTATTAAAGATAATACCTGTATTTTCATCTACACCACGAGAAACTAAATAAGAGTAGTGGGTAGGACTTACAAACATTGTAGATAAAATATCTTCAAGCCAATCAAACATATATCCTCCTATGGATATATGTTATTATAAGATTATGCCCATACAGGAGGTTGTGCTTTACCTTCTTTTACATCTTTACCTAAAGATTGACCTTTATTGTAAAATTCAAGTGCAGTAGCATCTGTGGGGGGTTCATTTTTACCAGCTAAAGCATCTTGATAACCCCTAATTGTTTCTGTATTAATAGCAGTAGCAGGTGCCCCTGTTCTCATCATTGCCATTTTGTGACTCCTTTGTTTATTTATATCGGTATAGTATATTATACAAAGGAGTCATTAAAAATGAAATATCTATTTACACTACTATTTATTCTTGGTTTAACTTTCTTATATGCACAAGAAAAAGCACCTACACTTAAAGAAATGGAAACTTGTATTCCGTTCTGTGCTTTAAAACCAGAAGAAAAGAAATTAAGACAAGAAAGTAAATTCAAAATCTGTGGTGATTGCACTGATCCTTGCTTTAAAGATGATTCTTGTATTATAGAATTAAAGGGAGACCTTGAATACCACAAGAAAGGTAAATAAATGAGTCAAGATACTAATTTATTTGGTGGGGGTAATGCTTTATCTTTATATATTCCCCTTACAGAAATTGAAAGAGAATTTATAAGTCGTTTAGTAGAAGCTAATGACTTATATATCCTTATTCATGAATGGGGTATTGTGAATAAGTGTAGAGCTGTCTTTGGAGATAAGAATTTACATTTATATTTCACTATGGCATTTGATAGACCTGAAGCACCTATGCCTGTATGGTTTTTTGATCTTGAATTAAAGACTAGATCAGGTATTAGCTTATTTAGACAAAAGCTACCTTGTGATTATGACGGTAAACCTTTAAGTGTTTGTCAAGGTGTAGAATTAGAAATGGTATGGGATATTTCTATTAATGCTATTGACCCTAAACTTATTAAATCACTTATGCCTCAAACAATAGGTTTTACATCAAGAAGGCAAGATAAAGATACTGGTGATTTAACAGTAGAAGGGAATATGAAATTAAATGCTTTACAAAAGAATATGGCATATAATTTACATAATAGAGAGAATAAGATGAAGAATGATAGGTGGGGGTGGAGAAAGAAATCTCGTAAGGTATAATTTATTTATAGTGAGGATAGTATATATAATTAGAAAAGGTTTATATTATGTTCACACAACAAGAAAAGCTACAAATGATTCGTGTAGCAATGCTTAAAAGACAAGCTAAAGACTTACCTAAAGAAGTTGAAGAAAAAGCTAAACTCTTTATTGATAAAGGATATGATGTAGGTAAGGCATGGGCACTTTCCTGGAGCCTTTACTGTAAGTACACTAATCCTAAATCAGAGCATTGTCATATGAGACCAAGTCAATATTTAAAAGGTCGTAAGAAAAAGAAGAAGGTTTAATATTTAATTAAGACATTGTATAAAATACCGTCTTCTACCTTATCAATAGAAATATCTAAATCCTGTGATTGAGTAAGATCAAGTTTATTTGCTTTAACTTGCTTTAAAAGAATTTGAGACCCTTTCTTTAAGGTTAGGGACAAATCAGTAAATACAACTGTTCTCTCACCTTGAACTTTACTTGTATCGGTAGATTTAGGAGTTTCGATAGGTTTAGGAGTTTCAGTAGGTTTAGGATCTTCAATAGGTTTAGGAGTTTCAATAGGTTTAGGAGTTTCAATAGGTTTAGGTGTATCGATAGGTTTAGGTGTATCGATAGCTTTAGTAGTTTCGGTAGGTTCAGTAGTTTCGGTAGGTTTAGGAGCTTCAAGAACAGCTTCAACAACTTGAGCGGGCTCTTCTACATGGGATACTACACTAATTATAGGTTGATCTTCACCATGAATTAAATGTAATAAATCAGCAACTTCTTTTCTCAATTCATCAGGCAAACGACTATTAAAGATAACTTTAAAAGAGTTATTTACTCTTGATGAATTTTTAAGGTTTTCAGGATCTAAAGTCTTATCATCAAAGTAAGAATAAACCCATTTTGATTTAAGTTGTAAAGGACACTTTTTACGGATTTCGGCAAGATACTTATCCATATATTCTTCAAGTTCATCCGTATAGTAAGTATAATTATCAGCAAGATTAGTTCTGATTTTATCAAACCAAAAGTCCCTATTCTCTTTTTCATTAGTAGAATGAAATGGAAAATAAGAGTAGATATTATTATCTACAAGTGATTTAAAGGTGTCATAGTAAAGGTAGTTACCATTAGTTTTAGTAGGTGCAGACACTTCTTCACCCCTTTCTAAAGCCTGTTGTAGTTCAAGTGCTTTTTTGCTTTTGAGTTCTTGACCAATATCAAATATTCTTGAAGACCAATTTTTGATATCATCAACAGCATTTAAGACTTTCTGAGTAGTTTCAATCATAGGAATGTTTAATCTTTGAGCTTCTTTCTTTGACCAAATCCTTAAAGCATGGCTTGCCATATCTTTCATTAAGATGACCATTTCAGTACACTCGGGAATAAATCCCACTGCTCTTTTAGAGGATAACTTATGACCAATCATTATAAAATCAATACCGATTGATTCACTCATTTGGGGTAACCAGTTATCTCTAATTAAGGGATGATGACCACCTACAATATAAACTTTTAATTTACCGTCTTTTCTTAAACGATCTTCAGCTTCTCGAATAGTATTTAAAGCCTCAATCATTACTTTGTTAGGGTTAAAAGATACTGTGGCTTCACTTGCTTTTAGCATTAAATTTGCTATTTCTTTCATATATGCTCCTTTTTTCTAAGGGGGTACGCATTGTTAGTGTATTTGTATCAAATACAGTTATTTCTGTCAAGGGTTAAGGGATAAATTGAAGATTTTATTGAGGTTTGTAGACTCAATAGAGAAAGAACCATCAGTCGTTAAATTATTAGTAGAGATTTCTTTGATATTTAAAGAAACCCCATCAGTATAAGTAAGACTAAAACCATCTACATCTAAAAAATAAGTAATATCTTTTGGCTTGTAGTTAGGGAGTAAAGAGATTAAATACTGGGTATGTATAGGTGTTAAGGGGATTTCAAAATGACGAAAATACATATCAGAATAAAAAGAAAAGTCTTTATTATCCCCAAAATGCTTTACAACAGCATAAAGCCAATTTTGAATAAGTTGAAGAGAAAAAGGATTATCAGGCTCTTGAGTTATTAAGAAAGGAATATCTTTAAAGTAATTCAATAAGCAATGGGGGGTAAGGACTAATTCTTTAGTGCATAGAGTTTCAACTTTTTGTTGAATATACTTAAAGAGAGTATCGGTATGTGTTTTATTGTTATAAATTTCATCACAAGGGAAAAAATCAAGTGCTTTCTCTTTTTCTTCTAGGATTAAATTTAGAAAATCATCAAAAGAAAAAACTCTAGGAATAGAATCTTTTTTCAAAAGTTTAGAGGTTTCACAGTAAACAGAGAAAGGAGGGATAGATTCATAGATATGATTTTTAATTTCAACAGCATCTTTAGATGTAGAAAAGACAGCAGGGACATTAAGTTTAGAGACTTGTTCAGATACCATTTTATTTATAGAGAGAGGCAATTTGCAGGCATCAGTATAAATAAAGAAAGCACCTGTAGATGGAGGTGGTTTAATATTTTCTTTTTTTTCAAGGGTAAGGTATCCATTAAGGATAAAGGGGACACCACATTCTTTAGTTAAAGCTGGGAATAGGGTATCACGAATAAAGGTATAATCATTTTTACTACCTATAGCGAATAGTTCAATCGCTATTTTATTTGTCATTTTCATGTGTAGAACCTTTCATGGTTAGTGTGTTTGTATTATACACACGACATATAAATATGTCAATAGTGTTTTAATAATTTTGGTATAGAAAGATATAAAAGACAAGGAGACTCGGAATGTATACTTTCAATCGTAGGATAGCTAAAGCAAATGTAAATCCTATTCGTCAAAGAACACAATTTTCATGTGTAGCAGCATCAACAGCTATGGCATTAAATGCTTTAGGTGTAAAATGCAATGAAGATGAGGTAAATGAAGTCATAGGTGCAAGACCAATGACGGGTGCTTCATGGGAATCAGTTTTAGCTTGTGTACAACATTATGGGTGTAGAGGTACTTTAGTTACCCCTTCAACAGTAAAACAAGTAAAAGAATGGACTGATGCAGGTAAACCTGTGTTAATAGGTTGGAATCCTGAAGGTCGTGAATGGAGTCATGCTTCTTTAGTGTTTGATGTTGTTGAAAGAGAAGGTGGGGGTTTAGATGTATATGTAGCTGATTCTAATATTCCTGATCCTGAAGAAACAGTAAGAATAATAGATGCAAAAGAATTTTATAGTAAATGGTATGAAAAATACAATGGATATTTAATTCGTAGGTCAGCTTTAATGGTTGATAATGAGATTTCTCCTGAAGGTCGTCAAATAATGGCTTCCTTACGAAAGAGACGATTCTAGTGTCTATATGTGGTTTATTTTCTAAGCCACAGAAAAATAAAATTAACTTAAATCAAGAATTTTGGTTAGTTTTAGATGCTAAAAGTCAAAGTGATGTAGAAAACATCATCCACTTTAGCTCCTTTATAAAATTTATTTTATTTATGAAAATAAGTGATATAGGAGTTATATATAAAAGAAACCCATACATCTTTGAAGACTTTGAATCAGCGAGTAAAGAAGCTGAACAAAGGAGAAAAATAAAATGAGAAATTACAATCGCAGAAGAGCTAGTTTAACCCAACCTTTAATGATGAGACATGATTATGGTGCTGATTTATATAGCTCAGAATTTGAATCTTCAGATATGGAATCAGAAGAATTATATGGTAGATGGACAACCGATGAGACAGTAGACCCTACTGTAAATATGAGTCCTGAAGGTAAAAAGAAGTGGAATAAGTATAAGGGTAAAATAGAAGAAGTGAATGAAGGTAAAATGAAATCTGCATCTAGAAGAATTGCTAGATTAAAGGGTAGATATTTAACTGCAAGTAAAGAAGGTAAATTAGCTGATGAATTACTTGGTAGTTTAGATTTTGACATGACAATGGATCAGTTGTTAAGTCAAGCTGATGAATGTGAAGAAATGGCATCTGTATTAGAGTCAGCATTAGAAGCTCAAGATGTAGATACCTTAGATCAACATGGTGTATTACCTGAAAGTTTAGCACAAGCTGTAAGAAATGGTATTTCTGCTTTATATGAAGCTGATAGACTAGTGAGGGATAAGATTACAGCATTACAAGCTAAGGCTTTAGAGTGTAGATCAAAAGCTAGGGGTATGAGATTTGCTTCTGAGAATATGGCTGATGTAGATGGTAATTATATGTCAGTACAACATATAAGTGAAATGCAAGATATGTTGGGTGTATTAAGTCAAAAGATACAAAGTGGGATGGATATGGAAGATTGGGTAGAGAGCAAGATTGCTCATGCTCATCAGATATTAGGAGATTTAGCATCATATTTTTACTATGGGGGTCATAAGTAAATGAATAGATTAGCTAGAGAAGTAATGATTAGTCGAGTAGCTGCAGAAGGGATGTATGGTTTTACAAAAGGCATACAGAACGATGTATCTACAGCGACTAAGAAATTAGAAAGACATATGACAAATATATCAAGGGGGCTGGAATTAAAGCACCCTGAGGCAGGTACTTTTTTTAAGTATCGAGCAAAGTCAGCGAATTGTCCTTATTCACAAGCTCTTTTAAGAGGGTGTGTGATGTTTGATAAGCCAGCTAAACTCTATGAAGGGGTATTAGGTTTTAAACCTAATTTAGTGAAGGCTTGTTTAAAAGCGATAAATGATATGACTTTAAAAGCAGGAGAGGTAGCTTGTAATTTATATAGCAAGAATAGAGACCATATACCTTTTTTAGAGACTCATTTGAAAGAAGTAAATTGTCCCTATGCTAAAATGATATTAGAAAGCTATCCAATAGAACTTGCTAAAGATTTAGTAAAGTAAAGGATACTCAAAATGACTTATAGAGGCACAATAGATGAAGATAAGCAAATTGTCTTAGCACGACCTTTAAGTGCTATGGACAAGAAACTTATTAGAGTTGCATATGTAAATCCTGAACTGAGAGCCTCGGCAATAAGAATAGTAGTTGCTGATGATAGCAGTAAATTAAAAGATTTTGCAAAAGACCGTAAATGGAAGAATCCCGAGACTAGTAATTTAATCGGGTTTGATCGTGTATTAGAACTAGCTAGTGATGATAAGATATGGGCGAAGGCTATTGTTAAAAAAGTTACTGAGGAATACAAGAAATCTGATACTGGTAAAAAAGAGAATACAAAAGTAGAACATAATATTGCTAAAAGGTTGCAAAAAGATGTTGAGGGGGAAATATCCAAATTCAAGAGTAGTGGTAAAGATATTACTAATCCTAGAGATCGTGCTGCTTTTGAAGAATATCTAGATGAAAAACTAAGACCTGCACAAGAAGAAGCTTATCGTAAAAAAATACAAGAAGCTACAGGATTAGTAGATGAAGAATATAAAAAAGCTGCTGAGGGTTTGCTAGGGAAAGGTGTAAAAAGAGCATTAAGTGAGACTTTTGAAGACTTGGGTCTTTCTAGATTAGCAGCCTTAGTTAAACCACCTGAGATACCTAATGAGGTAGGAACTGCAACAGTAGCTGTTGGAGCTGGTTTACTAAGTCATGTAGTAGCTACTTTTGTTGGGGGTAGTAGTGCATCTACGGCTGTTGGTGCTACGGCTGCTGGTGGTGGGTTGTTAAGTTCTATTGGTAGTTTTGCTTTAGCTGTTGGGGGTAAAGCTGCTGCTGTTGTTTTAAGTCCTTTTGCTTTAGGTGCAGCAGCTGTACTTTCTTATTCTGTATATAAAAAGTTTAAAGAAACTCCTGAAGGCAAGAAAAGAGATGAACTTCTGCAAAAATTTAATGAAAAGAAAGAAGAAGTAACTAAAAAAATAGAAACGGAACATAAATATAAAGAAATAGGGAAATCTGAATCAGCTATTTCAGGCATGAAAGAATTTTATAAGGATGAGAAATTTGAAGATGATTTACTAGGTGACGACTTAACAATAGACGAATTAGTAAAAATCTCTGAGGATGACGATAGCGATCCAGAAGATAAACAAAGAGCTAAAAAATTATTGGAAGAAAAAAAAGAAGATTATATGGCTAGTAAATATACTCGCCAAAAAACATTATTAACCGAAACTAAAGGTAAAAAATTTAAAACACCTGATGGAAAAAGAGTTACTGTTAAAGAAATGTTGGATATGGAAGAAGAGGGCGATAGCTGGGCTACAGATAAATTGAAAGATTTAAGACATTCTATGGAAGATATAGAAGAAGTTAAGGAAGAAAAGAAAGAAGAACCTAAAGAAGAAGAAGAATTAGATTTTGAGGATGAACTTTTTGGGAATAGACAGCCAGACCTTAATCAAATCGCAAATATAACTTCACAGAAAGAACTCGAAAAAAGAATTGTGAATTTAAGTCCGAATGCTTTAACTAGACTACAAGAGAAACTAATAGAACAAGCTGGAAGCAAAAAGAAACCTTCCTATGATTATGATGAAGATGAGGACGAGGATGAAGACGAAGATGATGATTATGAGGATGATAGAAGAAGTAGAAGTAGGTCTAGATCAAAACCTAAACCTAAAAAAAGACCTAAAAAGAGACCTATGAGAGTAGAAGAAGATACTCCTAACATATCACCTAGTGATGCTAAAGTATTATTGGAAGCTATGGGTAAAATAAGAAAAGAGAATGAAAGTCTAGAGAGTAAGTTTAAAAACGAAAAATTTAAGACTCCTCAAGATAAAAGTATTACTTTCAAAACTTTAAAGAAAAAATTTAGTGATACTGAGGATGCAGATCACGAATGGGCAGTTAAGACATGGGAAGGTCTTAAAAAGAAAATGAATAAAAAAGGTGCTGAAGAGAAAAATCAAGACAAAGAAATTGATAGCCTAGTAAAAGAAAAATTTGAGAATGCTTTAACTGTTGACCCACATATCGTTGAGATATTTAAAGAATTTACTAAAGATGGTAAATTTGATGAAGAGAAATTTAATGAGATGTTAAAAGGTGTTAAGGAGTTAAGTGGTATGCTAAAAGAAAGCAAGGGTAAAAAAGCTTCTTTAGATTTATCTGCTAATAGGAATAGTTTAATTAAACTTGCTTATAATAATCCCGAGTTAAGAAGAGACATCCTTAAATTACTTAAATAGATTTTCTATATTTTATCTTGTATAAAGAATGCAAGATGTAAATGGAAGGTCTAAATGAACGATATTCAAAAATCACTTATTAAAATTGCCAGTCAAAATCCTAATATTAGAAAAGGCTTATTAAAAGTATTAGAACAAGCTAGTAATAAAGAAGAAGCTATTAAAGGAATCATTAAACTAGCTTATGTAAATCCTGAGATTAGGGAATATGCTTTACCCCTAATTAAAGAGGCTGCTAGGGGTAGTGGTGAGGCTCAAAGATCTAGCCAAGCTAGAAAAGAACAACAAAAAGCTAAATCAATAGCTAAAGGTAAAGAATATAGACAACAAAAATCTAAGAAAGACCCGGTACCTGAGAATGTATACAATGCAGCTAAGAGTGAAAGCTACAGCAATATAACACTTAAAGAATATATGAAAACACAATTAGGTAATCAAAAACTAAAAAATCCTGCATTAAAAAACAATCCTAATGCTAAAAAAGAAGTTGAAGTCAGCACAATTTTTAATCACGCTGCTGAACCAGATGATGAATATCACGAAGATTCTAAAAAGATATTAGAACCCTATTTAAAGGCAATAGTTCAAACATATGAAAAAGAAAAAGGAGAAGGAAAAAAAGAAACTACTAAGGAACAAGAACAAGGAGAAGCTACCCCTACAGAACAAAAGCCAGCGGAAAATTCTCCACAGGCTGCTGCTGAGGAGGCAGTTAAAAATAATGAAGCAGTGATTGAAACAAAGGCAGAAGAAATTTCAAATCTGCCTGAAGATCAGCAAGATCAGAAAATAAATGAGGCTGGTAAAGATGCCTTTAATGATACAGTTAAAGCAGTTCTAGGACCTTTAAATGTCTCTACGGAACAAATTAAAGTTACGGTTGATAATACCTTTGATAATAGACTTAAAAATGAAGAAACGGAGCAAGATCTGAATAACTATTATGATGACTATTATGAGGAATGGATGAGGAATGCGGCTGTTGAGAGAAACAATATTCGAGACGATATAAAAGAGAAGATAAAAAATTTTAAGTTTCCTAATAATCAAACACAGGCTCAATTTATAGAGAATAATGAATTTGGAGTAGAGGATACATCTTTTGAACATATACATCCTGATGAAATAAGAGGGTCTTATCATAATTTTCTTAATGCCCCTAGTGATAAAACCTTTACGGCTATGATGAATACACTACCAAAATCGGTTGTATCTGAGATAAAGGAACATTTAAAAGGTGGGGGTCAAGAAGATATCGTACCTGATATTGCACAGACTACCCAAGAAATTGCTGATCTTCAAGAAATGGCACAAACTAAGAATGAAGGTAAAAAAGGATGGTTTGCATCTCTTAAAGATACATTTGTTAAACAATTTAGAGAGATTAGGGATTCAAGTAGATTAGGAGAGTCTACGGAAGATAGAAGAAAGTTTTTAGAAAGCAAGGGTCTTAAAGAAGAAGACCTATATGGTGATAAGAGAGAAGAGACTTATAAAGCTATTGAGAAATTTAACAAGCTAAATAAAATGAAAGAAGAATTAGGAGATGATTTTAAAGATATGTCTATGGATGATTTAGAGATTCTTTCTAATGTTAAAGATAAAGTCTTTAAGGATAACTTTCAATTTTCTAATGATGGGGGATTTGATGAGACATTAAAAAAAGTTCTCAAAGGTAAAAGTATAAGAGATTTTACTGATCAAAAAGAACTTGTGAAAAATTTAAAAGAAGAACATTCCTTAAGAAATGAAGCTAATAAGCAAGGTTTTAATTATAAAGACATGACTGAAGAAGAGTTAGATAAGTTTAGAAAGAATAAATATAAATTACGAGATATTAGTGAAGAAAATCGTAAAAAATTTATGAAAGGTGACATAAGTGTAGAAGATCTAAAAAACCATTCAAAAGGGAAAGAGTATGGTGTAGATTATTTTAAGTTGAATGATAAGCAAAAAGAGAATTTTAAAAATATAGATAGTTTTTTGAAAGATGAGGATGGTAAAGATAAGTATGATTTAAAAGAGGGTCTTTTTGGTGGAGGAGAAAAAAAGAAAATTGTAGATAAAATCATATCTGGTGAGTATTCACAAAAAGATGTAGAGAACTACATGAAATCTAGGGATTTAGGTTTAGATTATAGCTTAATAAAAGACAAAGAAGAGGAAGAAAAAAAACTAAATGAAACTAATGAGATACTTGGTAACCTTAAAGGTCTAACAAAAAAAGAAAAACAAAGAGTTATTCAAGAAAAAATGATGGGTACTTTCTCTAAAGACCATGTAGAGACCTTTAACAAAATTAAAGATAATACTTTATCTGATGAAGAGAGAGAAGTTATAAAAGACACCAGAGACCCTATCGAGCAAGCTAAGAAATTAAAGCAGCATAATGATCATAAAGAAATGATCTCAGAATATGCTAAAGACAAAAAGTATAAAGATGAAACATCTTTTGAAAATGCCACTATTAGTTATAGTGAAATACAAGATTTAGCTAAAAATGGTGATGATGAAGATAAAAAATGGGCTAAAAAGAAATTAAAAGATATTGAAAAAGACTACGAAAAACATCTACAAGAAGGTCTTATCCAAAAACAGAAAGAAAAAAAAGGTATTGAAGATTTATTTAAGCCTAAAACTGAAGGAGGTCCTGAAAAGAGGCTTACTGGACCTGATGGTAAAAAATACACAATCAGTCAAGTATATTCAATGGCAGATAACCCAAAAGACCCAAAAAGTAGAGATTGGGCAGCTAATCAGTTGAAAAACTTAAAAGAAAAAGTAGATGTTAGAAATAAAATAAAAGATATATTTAAGCCTAGCACACCAGGAGAAGCACCTCAAAAAGTTAAAAAACTTTTAGCAGATGGCAAACCATCTGGTAAAGAATATACTATTGATGAAATGATTGAAATTTCTGAAAATCCAGATCATGAAGATAATGAGTGGGCATCTAAACAAGTGAAAGACTTAGAAGAATCAGTTACAGGCAAATTAGAAGCTGATGAAAAAGAAATACAAGAAGAAGATAGAGTAAAAAAAGAAGAAAAAGTTAAAGAGTTAACAAGTAAAAAAGAGGATCTCCAAAAGAACTTCTCTGATAACAAACAAAAAATAGAAGACACCCATAAATCTAAGATAGATTCTATTGACCAAGAACATGAACAAAAGAAAAAGAAAATTGAAGACGGTGTTAATGATAATATAGCTAAAAAGACAAAAGAAACAGAAGACCGTATTAAAGCTAGAAAAGATGAAGATGATAAAAAGATAGAAACTATAGTTAATGATAAGTTAAAAGATAAAAAGGATGAAATAGATAAGCATAATGCAGATTTAGAATCTGCTAAGGCTTTGGGAGCTGATGCTACTACTATTAAAGAATTAGAAGAAAAGAAAGCTAAAGCGGAAGAGATTCATGAAAAAGAAAAGCAAACATTAATGAGTAAAGACCCTGATATTAAAGACATCATAGACAAACAAAAGAAATTCAATCAGGGTCAAAATAGTAGCTTAGGTACATATAAGAGCAAAAAAGAAAAAGAAAAGAATAAATCTTTGAAAGATTTAGAAGATGAAACTTCTCTGAGTAAGTCAGAAAGTGAAAGAAAGATGAAAGAAGAAGTAAGTAAAATTGAAGGGGAGCATAAAAAACAAGTTAAAGATATTGATAAAGAATTAACTGGTGAAGAAAGTAAAGAAGAAACACCAGAAATTAAAACTGAAGATATACAAAAAGCATTACCTGATACCCCACCAGAAACTGTAAAGAAAATAGAGACTGGTATTTCAGATATGTTTGAAGAATTAGAACCAGAAGCGACAGAAGAACAAATAGAAAAACAAACTAAAAAAGTTTTGAAACAAAACGGTGTAGCTAAGGATGAGATGGATGAGATTTTATTTGCTATAAATTTAAGAAGAAGACTCCAACAACAAGACGGAGAACAAGAGGTAGAACAAGGAAAAACAACTAAAAAGAAAACAAAAAGTCAAAGTGATGATGAAGATAGTGAAGAGACCAAAGAGAAAAAAGAAAAAGCACCATCAATGGAAAAATTCTTTGAAGGTAAAACATTTACATACAAACATATCCGATCCGATGGGTCTGAATTAAATCCAAGCTATGATTTTAAAGGATTACTTAATGTATATAAGAAATCTCAATCAAGTGGTAGTGGATACTCTGATGAAAACAAAAAGAGTATAGCAGAAGCATATGAAGCTGCTAAAAAAGAGTATGAAGCTAAATATGGAAAAGATGGAAAAGGGTCTAAAAAAGCTAGTGATAAAAAAGAAGATGATAGAAAAGCAGAGATTATATCTAAAATCAAACAATTAAGTAAATTTGATGAATCAGATTTTGATGAATTAAAGCATTACTTTGATGATGACCTAAAATTTGACAAAGAGAGATATAATGCTGATCAAGAGAAAAAAAGAGCAGAAAGACTTAAACCAATTAAGGACTTAAAGACAAAATTTGAACTAAATAAAACTAAGAGAGAACTTGAAGACTTAAAAAAGAAGATGGAGTCTATGACAGAAAGCAAGAAAGCATCTATTAGAAAACAGCTTGTTAAAATTGCTTTAAGCTCTAAGAAAGAAATTAAAGATTTGATATTACCAATGATATAATTTATTTATGTTTAAACTCCTATTAGAATAGTCAGGAGTTTTTTTATGAGGATATTTGCATCAGAAAGATCAGATGAAGAAAAAAAAGAGATTTATGATAAATGGAAGTCTCTTATTAATATGTCTAAAAGAGAATTAGTTGAATGGGGCAAAGACCCTGACCATCTTGAAGCTTCTTTAAACAGAGAAGAGGCTAAAGATAATGGCAAGATTCAATCAGGGTACGATTCTTTTCATCGTATTAAAAGAAGAAAAGATAAACCATTTGAAGACTGGACAGCTCAAGATTTTGATAATGCTAGTCAAGAGAATGGTTTTAATGGTCGTATGTTAGGAGGTAAACCTGGTAAACCTGTAGGATCAACTGGTATGAGTAAATGGGAAATCTCTTTAAGAAATTGGGGACATGACCCTAGTAAATCAAATAGTCCTTCTTATGATAAATGGAAGTCTTGGAAGAAACAAAATGAAGAGGAAATTAAAATGTCTTTAGCTAAAAAGAAAAAAGCAAGTTTAGTGTCTGATTTACACAAAATGAGTTTTAAGGTTAAAGGCGGAGAAAATCTTAGAGTTGCTTGCCTTCAATATATGAAATACACACAAAATATAAAAGTATCCACTATGTTAGCTGATGAGCCTATAGATTTAAGTGAATTTTTTAAAGAATCCCCTAAAACACAAGAAATAGTAGAATTAGCACTTATAGATGAAATACAGACAATCGTCCAAGACATAACACTAAAATTAAAAATGACAACACAAAAAGGGAATGTTTTCTTTTCAGAAAAAGACATTCCTTCTTTAGGTAATCAGAATTTAAGTATAGATTCTTTTTCTCCAAGACAAAAAGGGAATGTTTTCTTTTCAGAAAAAGACATTCCTTCTTTAGGTAATCAGAATTTAAATATGGATTATTTTTCTTTACCCCTAGTCAAAGTTATACAGCCTGAAGTAAATCAAGTAATTGCTAATAAATCACCTTTGTTATTTGAAATAGCAAAAGCACACCCTATAATCTTAGGCATTCTGACAGGTGCAGTATTGACTTATATCTATACTAAAAACAGTAAAGTGATAAAGAACTTTATAAAAGAACTTTATAAAAAGACCAGAAATTTGGGAGACTTATTCATGAAAGCATTGAAAAATGGTTATAAATGGATACTTCCCCATATAAATAATCTAATAATGAAAAGGGGAGAATTTTGGGAAAAAACTAAAGAGTATGCAAGTAAAGGTTTTGAATTAGCTAAAGAGTATGCAAGTAAAGGTTTTGAATTAGCTAAAGAATATGGTATCAAAGCTAAAGAATATGGTATCAAAGGTTTTGATAAAGCTATGTGGTTAAAAGATAACCAACTATATGGGGAAAATACAGCAAATTACCTACAAGTGTTGAGAAATGATGATAGAGAAAAAAGCAAACTTTTAGAAGATATAAAAAATACTTTTATTTCTAGAGCTGTGGCAAAGAAAAATTTGATCAGAACAGCTTTTGATTTGAACCCTAAACTAGGAAGATATGTTTTAAATAACATTTAGTCATATCTTTTTTATATATTCCCCATAGTATAGTTATGGAGAGTATAAATGAATATGAATAAAAAATTGTATATTAAGAAGGCTATGATTAAAAGAGCCTATAATACTAAGAATAAAAAAACAATAAGCGAAATTATATCTAACTTAATACCGGAATCTGTTAAAAAAAGTCTTTTAGTTGAGTGGGCTAAATTGTTTGCTAAGAAAACAGGTATCTCTGCATTATTTGGTTCAGGCATTTATGAATTTATGTCACAAGCATGGGAAGCATTTGAAAAAAAAGATGATGGTACTTTAAATCTTGATTATGGAGCATTACTAGATTTCTTAGAAGAAGAAGGGTTTAGAGAGCCTAAGACAGCTTTTGGTAAAAAATTTGCACCGACCCTTCAAAGATTCACAGAAGTATCAGACCTTGCCCAATTTATAATTAAAGTCTTAGTTTGTGATGGCACAAAAGAATTAAAAGAAGTTACAGGCATCCCTTTTACTAAACTTACTAAAGAAGATATTGCTAAAGGTAAAGATATAGATATATCTTCTAAAATACCTTTTGCTGATACTGGTAAATTTTTATTAGAAGGTTTAGCTAGTATGGATGAAAGAAAATTAGCACTTATCACATACTTAATACCCTTACTCTTAAAATTAATATCTCTTAAAATCACACTACCTGTATATTTAGCTTATTTTGCTACGGACCTCGGAATTAAAGAAGAAATAGGTCGTTTCTTCCTAACCATGTTCTTTGGTAGTTCAGCTAAAAGAAGCAGTGTCCTTAAGAAAATATATGTTCTTATTTCTGGTGGTTTCTTTGCTCTTATAAATGACTTATATAGTTTAGTTGGTTGGACTACTGAAAAAATAGTTTATTCAATTTACGAATATTTAAGTAAATATGGTCAATGGATTATTGTTGCTCTCACTCAAGGTATAAGTACAGCAAACCACCAAATAAAACTTAAAAAAGAAGAAGAAGATATTTTAAAAATGGAACTAGCTAAAAAAGATGTTATTGAGTCTAAAAGAAAACAAGAGCTTTTCAAAAAAGAATTAGAAATGAGAAAACTAAAAACACTTGAAAAAGAGAAGAAAAAATTACTAAAAGAACTTTCTAAGGTCGAAAAACAATTAGTACCCGCACTATAATTTACTTATATTCTTTGTTTATTTAAGATATTTTAGTGTGAGTTTAGAAGATGTTAAATAAAGAAGCTTGTATTATCGCTACTGGAGAGTGGAATAAAAGCAGAGTCCTATTTAAAAATAGAGACCGTAATTATATCCCCCCTTTAAAAGTTTACCATGAAATCCATAATGGAGTCGAAATCCTTTATTATAAAGATGAACTCACAGGTTGGTTAGAAGGTATAAATCAATTTGGTATAGGGATTGTTAATGCTGCACTATCTGTTGCTAAGGATGAAAAAGAAGGTCATATTCAAATACTTAGTAAAGACCCTTTAAAAGTTCTTGAAGCACTACAATGTAGTAATATAGATGATGCTGTTAATGTGATATGTAGTAAAAAACTAACAGGTCATACTTTTGTATCCGATGCCTTTAATACTATATCTGTAGAACAAGATAAAGAACATGGGTGTATTGTTAAAAAACTTAGAAATAATAATATCCATGTAAGAACTAATCATGGCATCTATTTTGAAAATGCTGGATACCAAGAAGGTATTAGTAGAGAAAGCTCTTTAATTAGAAGAAACAGAGCCATTAAAAAATTAAAAGAAGTAGAAGAGTTAGAAAATATAGCACCTACTATTTATAGCTATCGTGTCGGTAAAGATAAATTCGACCCACTTAATATGGTAAGAGATAGTAATAACAAGATAGATATGAAAACTACCTCTCAAGTAGTCTATGACTTATCTAATAGAAAAATGTATCTTTACCTTATCCCTAGAAAAGTTAGGTTCTTAGGCTATCAAAAAGACCCGAAATT